CATAAATACTGATACCAACCCGATGACGAGCTGGAGCCTCGGGACGGTTGCCTACAGCAATACCGGCGCTGATGCCTGCGCCGGACTGCCGAATACCGGTATCGGTTATCTCATGTCCGGTGGCACCAGCATCAAGCTATTCAAAATAAGCGTGAACATATCACCTAGCGAATCCCTTCTTGCTACCCATGCCGCAACCGATTTCGACACGGGATGGAGTACGGCGACAAATAAGGGAATTTGTCTGGATCAGACAGACGGCAATGTTCTGGCGTTCGTGGCCGGGAATACCTCGCCAGTCAGCTACATGATCAAGTTCAATGCCACGACCGGGGCAATAATCTGGAAAGTGTCCATTCCGACAACCAACGCAATCGGCGGCTTTAATATCAATCAAAGCCTCATTAAGTCTCAGCAGTTCGTCATTCTGGGAAACCCATTGGGCGTTACGACCGCCTATATCATCAATACAGGCACCGGCACGATAACAAGCAGTTTCACAACCGGATTAAGCGGCGTCCTGATATTTGGATCGCAAGCCTATAACGATCAGATTGGCGCAAATGTCGGGGAATGGTCGGCGTCAACCGGGGGTGCTAATGAGCCCGTCGCGTTAAATTCAACTCCTTCAAGCTTCAACGGCTGGGGATTGCTTTATCTTGTTCAGCCAAGCAACCCGCCTCCGGCATCCGGCACACATGCATCCTATATCAGAGTGTGGGGGCACATGACCTCATGAGCCGGATCATTAATTCAGCCGGGCTCGCACTCATCAAGGAATATGAGGGCTGCAAGCTTGAGGCTTATCAGGATGGGAATGGAGTATGGACCATTGGTTTCGGCCATACCGCGGGCGTCAAGGAGGGCGATACATGCTCGCAGGAACAGGCCGATGCGTTTCTTGAGCAGGATCTGATCGCAACCGAATTGTCCGTTTCCAGTCTGGTCAAGGTTCCTCTCACAGACAATCAATTTGCAGCCCTTGTGTCATTTACATTCAACGAGGGCACCGGACGGCTCGCGGATTCCACGCTTCTGAAGAAATTGAATGAGGGCGGTTATCCGGTCGTTCCCGCTTATCTCAAGGCATGGGTATTTGTAAACCACCAACTCAGCCAGGGCTTGGTGAGGCGCCGTGCCGCCGAGGCCGCGTTATGGAGCATGGGATGAATATAAAGCCCGTTCCCAATTGGCGTGACTCTTGGCGTTGGCTTTCCGTCCAACTCTCCATCATCGGAGTTGCCCTGGAGGGCGCAATCGTCACTTTCCCGGCAATACACGATTGGCTTGGAGAAAGGATCTCGCACTGTGTCGGCATTCTTATTCTGGCTGGCGTTGTGGCCGGTCGCCTCAAGGATCAAACCAAACAGGAGAAGTGATATGGGAACTGTAATGGATTTTGCGAAGGCCGCATGGGCTAAGATCGTAGTTTCCTCGAAAGACCCGGCATTCTGGACGGGTGCCCTGATCGCCTTCATCATCGGCAAATTGCTCTGAGCTATGGGCTTCCTGACCAGCTTATTCGGTGGCTTTGGTGGATATGCGGTCGCCGCGCTGCTCGCCGCTATCTTCTCAGGTGCCGGCGTAGGCTGGATAGTCCATGAGATAGATCAGGGCTCATATCAAAGGCTCGTTGCGTCCGATGCAAAAGCACAAGTCGCCGCAGTCGAAACCGCCAGGGATCTTCAATCCAAGGGCGACGCTGTTGCCCTCGCCATGGCGCTTCGGGAAGCCAAGGCACAACAGCAGATTGTCACCCAGACCGTTACAGTCACCAAGGAGATACCCGTCTATGTCACAACCAAGGCAGACGCTATTAGCTGCATTCCTGTTTCTCTTGAGCGGCTGCTCAGAGCCGCAGCCGAAGGTAATAGTGCAGGCTCCCTCAGTCTCGCCTCCGGCCAATCTGATGACTCCTGCTCAGACGTATCCGCTTCCGAGATGGCCGGTTGGTTCACGCAGTATGCTGGCGCAGCCCGCGCCAACGCCCAACAACTGAATGATCTAGAGGCTACAATCAAGGCGTGGCCATAATGACTCATCAGGATCATTCTTCCGTGAAGGGCCTCGCAGATATGCTCTCACTACTCATTGCGGGTGGGACATTGGCCTCGATATTGCCGCCACTCGCCGCAGTACTCTCCATAATTTGGACACTAATAAGAATATTTGAAACACGAACCGTTCAACGGTGGTTGAACAAAAGGTAAGCCTTCATGTCATCAACAGGAACAACGGTAACGACAGTAACCCCCCTCATGGTGCTTTCTGAATTGCAATCGGAAGCGGCCATAATTGATGCAGAACTCAAGGCGCAAATCACGTTATTGCTAGAGCCAAATTGCATTCCTGATCTACAGATCAGGCAGCAGGCCAATTCGATCCTTGTGGCCGCAGTGACGGCTTATATTGCGTCACAGATTTCTGCAACGACAACGACGACCACCACAACAACCGCTCCGGCGCCCGCACCAACGCCAACTGTAGCGTCCGCGCCGACACCAGCCACATTCAAGCCGGCAAGCCAAACACCAAATGACATTTACACAAGCGCCGCGACTTTGGCGATCACCGACACATTGAGCCGAAACATCATTTGCACGGGCTCAACTGCAACTCATGTCACTAGCTTCAAGGCTTCCAATGTCTGGGTCGCTCTGCCGGACACCCCGGACGGTGGCAAGGTTTGGCAGGATCAGCACTCGGACGGGCAAACGCTTACGCTTTATTTTTGCGCACCGGGAATCGGCAACACGCCATGAGGGAATGGCAATGGTGCAAGGATTGCCCAACGATCATCACTGGCATTCTTCGCAATCGCGTGCGCTGTAAGTCATGCCAGGCCAAGCGCAGGGCAAGAATGAAATACAGAACCGATAAGATATACCGCCTGAGACGAAAGTTGCGTTTGCGTGAAGCTGCATGACAAATCGCGGAACGCCTGACGATGTTCTATTACACATGCTCGAAGTCTATAAGAACTTCAGCAATAATCAGGTCCAGGCGGCTAACTATCTAGGGCTTGATCGGCGCACATTCGGCCATCGCCTGAGGGCAGCCCAGCTTAAACTTGAACGGGGAGAGTTACGGGCAGAAAAGCCCTTCGAGATTCCGCGCCTCCCCGATGGATCGCCCGATGCGGAAGAACTACTGGAACGTCGCAAGAAGGATTTTGAGCGGACCAGAGCTGCCAAGGTTGCGCGCAAGCTCATTCCCATTACTGTCAAGGCAGACGGGCCTATCGGGATAGTCCATTTTGGCGATCCTCATGTGGACGATGATGGCACCGACATTGGGCTTCTGGAATCTCATGTTCGTATCATCAACAAGACGGAGGGCCTATTCGGCGCCAATCTAGGCGATCTCCAGAACAATTGGGTGGGAAGGCTCGCACGCCTTTATGGCGAACAATCAACAAGCCACGCCGATGCGTGGGTTCTGACCGAATGGCTAGTCAAGGCAGTTCAGTGGCTATATCTCGTCGGGGGAAACCATGACGCCTGGAGTGGGGTTGGCGATCCGCTCAAGTGGATAGCGGCACAGTCCAATAATCCCCTCGAATACCATGGATGCAGGCTCAATCTGCAATTTCCGAACGTCAAACAAATTCGCATAAACGCGCGCCATGACTTCGCCGGCCATTCCATGTGGAACCCGGCCCACGGCCCCATGAAAGCCGCGCAAGGGGGCTGGCGGGACCACATCCTTACTTGCGGCCACAAGCATGTATCGTTTGTCGGAGGGCCGCTCAAAGATCCTGCGAGCGGCCTTCTTACATGGACGATACGCTGCGCGGGCTATAAGACCTTTGACCGCTACGCGGAAGAACGCGGCCTGCCGGACCAGAACGCATTCCCGGCGTGTGTGACCATCATTGATCCACAATTCGCTGATGATGATCCGCGCCTTATCACGGTAATACCAGACGTTGAGGAAGGCGCTGCATTCCTGAAATTCAAACGCAAGAGGGCGGCATGATCTGGCTTCTGCTCGTTGTGTTCTTCACGGCTGACGGCGTGAAGGTTCAGGTAAAGACGGAACCAACGCTTCAGGGCTGTCAGACTGACGTTGCAGAAATCAAAGGATCTCTAAACGGCCCAATGCCGGAAGGAATCTATGGTGTAGGTCTTAAATGCGACGGCCCGATACCCGATCCAACCATCCGAATGAATGACGCCAACAAATGAAAAACGAACGCTGGCCCGCAACGATCGTCACCCATCTGCACAAGGGCAGGGCATGGAATTGCAAGATCGACTTTCATCCTGAGACGGGAAAGCCGCATGGCTTCTACATCTACCGGGGCGACCGCAGCAAGGATGAGGAAATAGATGATATCCTTGACGAGATAAGCCGGAAGGCATCGAGGGCCATGCAGGGACGCTGGCCATGAGCGAGATCGACGCCACGCTTGAGGAACGCAACAAGACGCATGGCGACTTTCTGGATGACGCATCCTTGGCCCAGCATCTCAAGAGAGTGATACACCGCCACAAGGGTTGGGAGCGATTGGGGCCGGATCAGCAGGAAGCCCTAGACCATATCTCCACCAAGATTTCCCGTATCCTGAACGGCAATCCAAACCACTTCGATAGCTGGCACGATATAGCAGGGTATGCCCAGCTAGTGGCAAAGCGGCTTGCCAAATGACGCTGAAGCTCCATCCCGATCTGTTGGCTGCTGGGTATGAATATCTGAGGCAAAGCACGCCGTTCCGGGGATGGGGATTGCCTGAAGCTGATGATATAGGTTTCGGCGTCGTGAAAGACACCACTATGTTCGCAGATTTCATGGTAGTCGATGGTATTCCGATGATTCGGGTCAGCGAGAGAATGCACGGGCATACGACCACGCTACTGCAAACCATAGCCCATGAAATTATCCATCTTCACCAGCACCTAAAGAAACTGGACACTGGCGGGGAACATAATGCTGATTTCTGGCGCAGGGCTAAGAGGGTTTGTGCGGCCCACGGGTTTGACCCGCTCAACTTCTAAAACCGCCCAAGATTATAATAGGGCGGCGTCGATCATGGCACGCCAAATAACCGGAATATCGCTATCCCTTGCGTCAATTGGCGCCGGCGTTCTGCATCCGGCATCCCACATCTTATTAGTCGGCTCCCTCATTGCCTCTATGGGGCGATTATATACTTGACGTACCAGACGCAATACCCTAGAATAATGCAATATCCTAGGAATTACCGCTATGA